ACCATCTGTAGTAATAGCTTGACCATTAGTTCCATCTGCTGTTGGGTGTGATAAACCATCTAAAATAACTTTTCCTGTTCCATTAGGTGTAATTGAGATATTTCCATTTGAAACTGATACGATTGAATTACCATTAACATCTAAGTTGCCACCTAATTGTGGAGTTGTGTCGTTTAATAAATCAGTATCAATACTTGAAAGTTCAGAAGATTTAGCAAGAGGAAAACCACCTGCTGTACTACCATCATGTACAACTAAAGTATCTTTATCAGTATCTACAGTTACTTCTCTTAAAGCACCTGTAAAAGTTGAGTGTTGTGCTGTAGTTCCACCTCTAAGCTGAAGTCGTTTTGCCATTTTATATTATACTCCTAATTTATAAATTGTTATACATATTTTCATATTAAATACTACCAAAATCTAATTGAAGATTTGTGCCATCTATAGTTCCTATATTATTTAGATTATTATTTTGACCATCTAAAGCACCACCTAATTGTGGGGTAGTATCTTCTACAACATTTCCAATCGTTCCATTAATTGTTGTTGCTGTTATTGTTCCTGTAATATTTATATTACCTGTTCCAGTTATATCATTTGAATTTACATCTAAATTACCACCCAACTGAGGTGAGGCATCATCAGAAACATTTGCTATTCCTGGTGCAATAGATGTCCAGGAAGTTCCATCATAATATTTAAGAGCATTAGCTGTAGTATTATATGCCAAATCTCCTTCATCTAAACTTGTTGTAGGATCTGATGATTCAACTCTATATCTTTCAGCAAATGAATTTACACCAGTAATATTATTACCTACTAAATTAACATTAGTAATAGAGCCACCTACTAAACCAATATTAGTATCTGCTGCTGCAACAGTTGATATATTGTTAGTTGGTGAAATTTGTCCAGCAACAGTATTAACATTAGTAATGTCATCAGCTACTGTATCAATTTTTGATGTACCTGATGTGTTAGTTACTGCATCTGTAATTGAACCATTATCTATAATGTGAGTGAAATTATTACTTAAATCTTCTCCCACAAGAGTTATGTTACTTATGTTAGTTGTGATTGTATCTATATCATCAGCTACAGTTGTAATATTAGCATCATTCGCAGCAACAATTGTAATATCACTTGAGATAGAAGCTACAGTCGTAACTTCAGTTGCTTTTGGTGTTAATCTATGAAAAGTATAAGTGTTTAAAGTTGTAGTTGTTTCAACTAATACACCAAATCCAGCAGTTAAAACTGTAGAACCGCATCCTGTAATAGTTACAGTTGATCCACCAACAGTTCCACCAGAAATAGTAACTGTTCCTCCACTTGGAGTTCTTGTAGTTCCCATTTCTTTAATTGAAACAATTGTACCTGCACCATCATTTACATCTGGATTGGTATTTGGAAAACTTGTTTCACTTGCTATTGGAAAAAAACCTCCAACATCATCTACTAAATCAATAACTCTAGCATCAATAGCAGCAGTCGTTGCAATAAAGGCATCTGATCCAGACCAAGTATCACCTGAGTCTATAGTTTCAGAACTATCTTGTCTAAAATATCTTCCATCAGCAGCTGATGTAGTAAAGAATGTAACATCATCTGGAGTATGACTTGATTGTTCAGAATTAGTTACAATAACTGCATCCGCTATTTTATCAGCAGTTACAGCATCACTAGCTATTTTAGCTGTAGTAATATTGCTATCAGTTATTTTTGCAGTAGTAACTGCATTAGAATTTAATTTTGCTGTAGTAATTTGAGAATCAGCAATATGTGCAGTATCAATACTGCCATCTACATAATGTTCACTATCAATACTATCATCAGCTATTTTAGTTCCATCAACTGCATCAGCAGCAATTTTAGCTGTTGTTACATTGGCATCTGTAATCTTAACTGTAGTTACCGCATCACTTGCAAGTTTATCTGTAGTTACATTTGAGTCTGCAATTTTTGCAGTAGTTACATTACTATCTGTAATTTTAGCAGTTGTAATTTGTGAGTCTGCAATATGAGCTGTGTCTATTGAACCATCTACATAATGTTCTGAGTCTATACTGTCATCTGCAATTTTAGAACCATTAACTGAGTCTGCACCAAGTTTAGCATTAGTTACAGCAGCATCATTTATCTTTGCAGTAGTAACTGCACTATCATCAATTTTAACTGTGGTTACTGATCCATCTGCTAAAGTTGCAGTAGCAATTACACCTGTTGGTAAAGAATTATTTGTTTTTGATAAGCCACCAATATAAACATTATCTATTGTTTCATTTGATAATGAACCACTATCCCAAGTTACATTTACTGTAGTGTTTGTTGAAAACGATGATGAACTAATTGTTCCATAAATAGTTCCAGGTGTACTAGCTGTTAATTTAATTCTTCTGCCTTCATGGTAAATAGCAGAAACATCTACACCAGCTATTGTAAAAGAAGTAGCTGATGCGTAAGCAGCAGTATAAGCACCATCACCATCCCCATATTCTACCCATTGAGAATCATTAAACCATGATCTAGTATTAACCATTAATGCTCTAATTGCATTATTAAGTTGAGAAGGAAGCATTCCCTCTGCAACTGAAATACCATTTAATGATGTGTTATTTAAATTTGTTGTTGAGTAATCTTTTATTCCTGCCACTTTAATCTCCTATAAACCAAGCATACGCTTTATTGTTCTCTTGGTTCTTTTCATTTACTAATGTGTTAATAGCTTCTTCAATTTGTCTTTGGAAGAACTCTTGAGTTTCAAAACTGTATCTAACATTATCTATATCACTTTTATCTGTCATCGCAACCCTCCTCTTGAGGCAACTAAATCAATTCCTTGAGCATCTTTCCAAACCCCACCACTAGGTATTTTTACATTAATTTTAACATATCTACCAGATTGTCTTACTGGATTTATTCCTGTAGAGTTCATACTAACTGAACTAGACTCATTAGCTGCATCTGCTAATCTATCTCTAGTTTTAATAGTAACTGTAGCTGTTGCATCTACTATTGGTCTAATTCCTGTTATATTCGATCTTAGTCCAGGAAACAACTCTCTTTCTGAAGTTTCTATTTCACCTTCATTTGCAGTACCTGAAAAAATAGCCGCTTTATAATTATTATCTATAGCACCTAATAATAATTGACCACCATTCCAAAAGTCAGTATCTAATGCAATATTAATCTGGTCTAAGTTTCCAGATATAATATCCATTAATTCTACAGTATAAGCACCAACGAATTGTGAAAATATTGTACTAGCATTAGCTTCAGCAGTTGACCATTTTTGAGTAGCATAATTATAAATTAAAACTTTATCGCAAATACCAGTTGTATTAGAAGTGTTACCAGCAGAAGGATATAACCATAAAGCTAGTTGATTAAATGGATCAACAGCAGCACATATTCTATCGCTAAATGCTTTATTTAAATCTGTATCAAAAAATCTATTTACTTTTTCTGCACCTATTGAGATAACTTGATCTCCATTAATTTCAAAAAAACCATCATCAGCATAAAAGAATACTCTACGATTATCTTGACAAACTGTTCTTCCATTTACTGCACCTCTATTAGGTGAAATAACTGAAAGTCTAAATACTGTTGCACCACCCACATAGTCCATACGAACTATTTGGTTTTGTCTGAAAATATATGAAATCTCTCCAGAGGTTATGTGAGTTATTTGTCCACCTGATCCTGGTAGGTCTTGCAAGTCTGATTGTTTAGTTCCAGCTGCCCAAGTTGTAATATCATTTATTCCTGACCATTGTATTCTGTTAGAATTATTTGTATGATTACCAGTTACTAAAAAATCTCTAATTACACCTGATACTTTAAAAGTTGGAACAGTACCACTTGTTGCAATTGCAGATAAATTTGCAAAGTTCGTTGATGTACCCATTAAAAAATATTGAGGTGCATCTACACCATTACTTGCAATTACATAATTTCCAAATTGTGTGAATGTCCAAAAATCTGTATTGTCACCTGTTAAAGATCCTTTTCTTGAAGTAAAAGCTCCACCATCTAATTGATATAAGTCTGTATTCGTTGCAACAAAATTAAATACAGTAT